ACGACGCCCGGCGCGACGATATCAATTTCGAATACTATATCGCCGAAGCCGAAAAACTTGTAAACCCATTGCGGGGCGTTTGATATGGGACGCCCTCTTTTTAATTTAAAATTATCCGAATGGATAAAACAACAAGGAATTAAAAAAATGTCTTACGAAGTAGTAACGAAAATAAACGGGGTTGTTAAAACCCGTAAAAAGTTCGGCGGTTCGATACCTAAACCAACAATTACGGAATGTAAACCGACTAAAATGCACGACCGCGAATATTATTATTTTGTAATAGAAGGGAACCCGATAATTAATCGGGTGTAGTCTATAATTCTCCGTAGTAGGAAATTACCCGACAAATATAAATAGGGGAGGTGATCTAAAATGTGTTGGTGCTAAACTAAAAAACTAACTTATTCAATCACTATATAAAACGCAAAACCCGGTTTAATCGCCGGGTTTTTTATTGCGCGAGTAATTTTTCTGTATCGGAATATAAATTATTATAGTCGGTTGCTACTTCGCAGTAACGGGCAACGGTATACCGGACGACTCCGGCAATGCTATCGCCGGTAAATTCTGATAACTTCGCGGATATGATGGGGGAATCGTTAGCGTCGGGGAGTCCGTAACAGTTGTTTCGTGCTTCGTCGTACACCCTGTCAATGGTATTAATATCCAACACAATATAATTATACTTATTACTAACTGTTTCCAGTTCTTTAATAGATATATCAAGTCGTTTTTGTAATTCGTTGATAGTGTCGGTGTTGTGGTCATTGATTTTAATAGCATTGATACGGTCCCGGTTAGCGACTTTTAATTGTCGGTTTGTTTCGGCTTGTCGATTTGTTTCATTTTGAACAACGACACCTAAATCGTAAATAGTTTTATTTAACGCGGCTACATTTTTCGCGTTCTGCGACTCACTGTATTGATACCCGGCAAACCCGGACGCAATCATTAACCCGATTGATATAATTGCCGTAACGATTGCTATAGCTTTACTCATGTGGTTTATTACCTGTTTCGACGTAAAATTTAAACCATGCCGCACCCGCAGCCATGACCGCCCCGGCAAAACCGGATTGACCTACGTCGGGGGTCTGTAACAACGTATACCATTCGAACGTTTGCAACATGAGATAAGCATATAGAAAACTAAATAACACCGGGAAAACTCGGTATTTACGCATATAGTCGACCTTGTCCATGTTAACCGCCTCCGGTTATTTTGGAAATTTGCGCGCCCATAAACCACATTGTCGTAAAAAATTGAATTATACCCGCACCACTAACAATAACGCCTATCGTCCATTTAACGCGGCTATCGCTTTTATCAAATCTATTATTAATATCAGTTTCTAATGCGTCGATACGGGGTTTTGTTGCGTAATGTAATTCTAATTCGTGGTGTATATCGGTTTCGAGGTCGTCCCGGCATACGATCATTTTTTCTGGAAAACTTCGAATTAACTCGAAAATTTTAACGATATTTTCGTCGGTTGTTTTTCTACTCGATTGGAAGTCTTTAACAAGTATTTCGAGTTTCGCCTCCTGTACCGCGACCGCTTTTATTACTTCAATATCATCTAGCGTTATTTGTACAATATCTTTACCACCCATTACAAAACCCTATTATTAAACCAACCGTTAATAAACTTTTCGTCCTTTTCGCGTCGTTCTGCTAAATCAACGTAAAACGCTCCTTGTAGACAATTTAGCATTTTAATTAGTGTAGCATCACTTCGGACATTTAAATAATTAGTAAGTGCTGATATTGTCCCCGGACCGATATTTCCATCGACGGCAATGTCGGGGTATAACCGTTCGCGGTCGTTAAGTACATTTAACGAACGTTGCAAAAACGTCCCGGCGCGACCCGGTCCCATATTAACACCGGTGTCGACAACTTCGGCGGCAACCCCTTCGGATAACCGCGCTAAATCGTCACCGCGCACCTTGTCCCAATATTTAACCGTATAGATAGCGAAGGCAACTTCGCGCGGTAAGTCGCGCATGTCACCGTTATAATACGGTTCCGCGACGGCTTTAGTAATACCGAAATTAGTTTCGCCGCCGGAATCGTCCGGGTCGTTATCGTAACCGCCCTCGACGCGGATAATTTCGTCGATGATATGTTGTTTTAAGTTACTCACCGTATGCAATCCCGAAAACAATTACGCCGAAAAAGAATAATAAAAACGTAGCGAAACGCCAATCGCCGACGATATTAGAATAACGCACGAACGCCCAATAAACCCACGATAACACCGGGTGCCCGTGGTCTTGGATACATTCGCGTAAATACCTATCGGCTTGACGTGCTGTAATGCCTTGATTAAAACGTAACATTACGTCGTGACGTTTGCAGCAATGCGAGAAACCGAAGTCCGGGGCGGCGGTACACCCGTCCGACGGTTCGCCTTGTTCGAGTATATTATCGGCCCACTCTATCGCCTCTAATTTATTCATTATGTTAGACGACGTTTAATAGTGTAATCGACAATAACGTCTTGAGTAACCGACGAATCATTTTTAGCACGTATAGCAAAATTACCCGTTGGTGGCAACGCTAATACTATCGGTGGGGATTGACCATTATCAAAACCGATCATCATTTCACCACCGTCGGGGCGTACGAGTTGTGCCCGTACTACATGGTTACCGTTTCCGACGTTCCATGTACCCCCTCTAATCACCCCGGTAAATTCGATATTATCCGTACCTAACGAATGAGCTACATTTGTGGTTGTAGATGAAGCAGCACTCGCCAACGAACTAAACGTAATAGACCCGGATTCCTCATATACTAGGCGTTCAAATTGAAAATTAACACCGTTATAAACAAGTACAACGGGTATACCAGCGAGTAACGCATCGCCAGTAATAGCGGCGGTACCATCGAGCGTAATACTTTTAATACCCAAACCGTTAACGTTAATAGTAGATGCACCATTCGAAGTATTACCCGGCGTAAATCGAACTTTCATACCATCGTAATAACTCGCCGGGGCTTGTTGTCCGGTTCTAATATCTAAAACATAAGTATTAGCGACACCGCTTTCGTCGTAATTATAAGCACGGCCCGACGCTAATTCGATGATTGCTTGTAAGTATTCGGACGCGGCAACTTGATCCGGGGTACCACTAGGCGTAATACCGGCGGACGTTACTAACGCTTGTTGTAAACCGACAATGTCTTTAACGAGTGCGGCTTCCCACGGTGTACCTAATCCGTCACCGGGTGCGGTAATATTTCGCGGTTCGCCATAGGGCCAACCGGCAACAACGGGACCAACTTTTCCGGGATATTGCGTTAATATACTAATTGACATGATTTAGAATCCTCTTATACATATTCGACTATTATACCTAGCCATTGTTGGGCGGGGCAAATTTTTAAACAAAGTGCCTCGAATTCGTCTTTACGTTTTGGATCGATTTGCGCTTGATCGCCGAAAGTTTGCCCGCCGATATATAAAAAATAACGCCATTTATCAGTATCCGCCGGGATAAAATATTCGCTAAATGTTTCGGTAAACCCTAAATAATTACCACATAACGCCGCCGCTTCCCCGGCTTCCATTTCCGCTTCACCTGCTAACGATAATAAATTACGAGTCGTTGTAACTATTTTATTTACAAGTATATAACCCGGTAACGACAAACGTTCCCCGGCTTCGGCGGTTGCTTCCCCGGCTTCCATAAGCGGCTCACCCGCGCCCGTGGTGTAGATTATAGCGTCGCCGCTATCGCGTAAATATGCGGTTGGGTCGCGAGGGGTAACACATGATTTAACACCGGGTGCCGGTTCGCTACCGGGGACCCACCATTCATGTACGTACACGTCGAAACCGTTAGCCTGTAACGTATCTTGTATATATCGTGGGTCTTGACCCCCTAACGCTTTCCATGTCGCCGCTAATCGGTCCCGGCGTTCTTGTTCAGTTAACCCGGTATCACGTAACCCGAATTGCGTTTCGAAGGCGTCAAGTTCTCGCGTTGTTTGTGGGTTTATATCGCTAAAAACACCGTCGAAAAACGTTTTAATATCGTCACCGATAGCAACGGATAAACCCTCGAAAAATTGCCGTAAATAATTATCGACAATTAATCGCCACGCTCGCGCATTAGGTAATAAATGTTTAAATATATTTAAAAACATTATAAGTATGTCACCGTACTAGCTTTAGATTTTTCACCGATACCGAGCGAATAAATATCGACGACGACGGTTGCTTGTTTTACTACCACCGAATTAAATACACCCCCGGCGGCGCTAACTATATCGTCGATTACACCCGATACCCCGGAACGCGTAATACGGTCCCGGCGAGGTAATACCGATAACCCCTCGATAAATGGTTCGCGGTCCGTAAAATATTCTTCGACGGCGGTTGTAATATTTGCTTGTACCGTTGCGGGGTTATCAACTAATAAACCGTTAACCTCGACGTCGAAACCGGTACGCGTAATAGCGAACGTATTAGCTAACGCATTAGCCGGGCGACGACTCGCGAGTCCGCTATCATCGAGGTTAATCGAATCGAGTACGGCTTGTAATTGCGCGCCCGTTGGTATGCCGTCCGCACTACCTGAACTTGCGACCGTGGCTTCGCAATATACATCGACTTGACCGGGGCAATCGCTAGTATATGGATAAACCGCAATTATACCGGCGGTTTCTTCGCCCCATAATTCATAATCGGCAAGCGCGCCGCCCTGCGGTAATTTTTGAAAACGATCTACTATTCGTTGTCTATATGCTTCGGTACTTTCACCGTCCGCACCCGTAACAATTTGCGAATTTACAACCGCGTTTCTAGCCACATTAGCGAGCGGGTTAGCAAACGAAACAATGTCGGCGGGTTCAAGGTTGCCAATAACACCGGCACCCCCACCGCCTTGTTGATCTGACGCCGCGCGTATTGTCGCTTGTACCGTTGGCGCGCTTAATGCAACGGCACCTATCGTAATATAAGTTACACCATTGTTAGCGTTAATTAATTGACTACCGGAATCAAGTACGCCGACTTGATTTTCGACGGTAATATCGATTATTAATTCGGCTTGCGTTGCGGATACAGGGTCGCCGATACCAATTAACCGACCCCAAAATTTAAGCGGGTTAACGACAATACCGAGGATATTCGTATCTTGATCGGACGCGGTTGCCACAAATAAATTTAAAAATATGGACCCGCCATATTTATATAATAAAATAAAAATCCCGGCTAAAACTTTCGCAAGTACACGATTAAACGATTTAGGTAATAGCGGGATTGTTTGATTTAATGTCGCTTGAAGTTGCGCGATAATATTGTCGTTTACTTCTTGCGTTGTCGGGGTCGTTAAACTCATATACTCGCCTTCCAGTTTTCCACGAATTCGAAGCTAGTTTCCTCGCCTCGCGCTTCGATATTTATAGTTATGGATACAGTATTTAACGCCGGTATAATTACCGCAACCGATATCGACGTCGCTATTTTTTGTTCGATAAATACGGCTAAATCCCTGTTTACGGCGTCTTCTATTTTACGTAAATTTCCCGTCGTTACCGATAACGATTGTAATAAATGTTGTGTTTCGCTTCGGTATTGTTTCGACGGTTCGTTTTCGTTTATGTTTCCCCACCAATTAAACGGATTATCCGCGCGTCCGTCGTCGTCTTCATTGCCGCCGAACATACACAAATACGCCATAGTTTCCAAACCCGGCGACATTTCAGTAACGCCATTTTCAACGGTGATATTACCCCCGTCGTTAGTTTGAAATAATAATACGTCGCCTTGTTGTGCCATTAGTTATTAGGTCCCGAAGTTCCTGAACCCGCCGGGTCCGTCCACGCTATAGGGTGGTCGTGTGCGTCGAGTTCTTTACCGTTTAATGTCAAACTACTAGGGACCGTAACGTCACCATTAGCGGCTATAGTAACACCATTTACGACAAAATCGCCACCCGCTTGTAATTCAAACGACCCATTACCGTTAGCACCTGCTATCGATCCATCGGCGGCGGCGTCGAATGTAGATTCGGGAGTCGTAATAATACTACCACCGTCGGGCCTCAATAATGCCGACCCGTTGGCGTTCGATACTAATACGCTGCCGTCACTTTTTAACCACACTTCCGAAACTGCGTCCCCGGCGGTAACGCCCTCGCTATCCTCTACGGCTCGCGCGTAAATACGTTTATCGCCTTGTGTGGCTTTAGGTTCGTTAATCGGATCAACATAACCTAATACGGCATGTTTCCCGGTACCTTGCGTATTACTTGCGATTGCGTAATCAGTTGTTAGCGGGAACGAGTCGTCCCCCGCCGGTGCGAAATGTTCGGCGGTAACATTAGGACCGCCGCCCGAATCGATTTTAACGTTACTAATTTTAGCGTCGTTATTAGTAAGCGCCCGAACAAACGATAATATGGTCGATATTTTCATCATGTTACGGGTACGTAGTAAAACCGGATAAATCCGGGTGCGTTAATGTATTCGTCCCCGGAGTATCGCCCGCCATAGTATCCATAGCGGTTTCAATTTCGGCGGTGTAATGCGCGATATTAACGGCCCCGGTTTGGTTGTACTGCGACGTTATTAAAATCAATTCACCATTGATAAGGAAAAACGACGGGCTACCACTATCGCCGCCAATCGCGTTACCTTCGCCCCATTCTTCGGGTATATCGCCGGTTTGTTCGGAACCTACTCTAACGTTAGTTATCGTTTCGCCGGTGCCGATCCATACGGCGGACGCTCGGTTAATTAAAAAATACGAACCCCATATATTATCTACTGATGAGTGCATCGCTTTACGTAACGTCGGTATAATACCAATATGCCCGGCGCTATTAGCATTAACTAATGATGGCATGTATGTATGTTGCCAATCGAGCGGCATCGTTTTATAAAACGGTACACCCGTTACGGCGGCGTCTAAATATATAATCGATAAATCCTTATCGGGAATATCGGTATATGCTTGCGTCGCTACTTTTTGATATGTACCGTCAGTTCTACGGAATACGAATTCCCTACCGATACCGCCGCGTACGTGCTTCGCTATTAAACCGAAACGACCCGCGACAAGTGCTAACGGGTATCTATCGTCGACCTCGGTACTACTCATTACAGACGTCGCGGCAAAATCTAACGAACCGGTAAATACAGACGGGTTGATCGTAACGTCCGGGGCATCCACATCGGCATTATTTGCCGTTAAATATTGTTGTATAGCATTGCTTTGAGTTAATCCGTTAATAAGTGTTTCCATTTCAGCAAGACATGACGCGCCTAACGTACCGGCGACGTACCCCGTAGAATCATTACTCGACGTCGGCGGATTGTCAAAATCGCGGGCTATTGCTTGTTGACTGTAACCGTATCGAGTTACAAAAATCGACGCACTACCGCCGACCCCTTCGTCCGTAACGGTGTTACGATTAGTCGACGCTACCGACGGGTTATTACTATCTAGTCCTAAATTAGCACTATCGAATAAATCGTCGGCGGTTACTTCAAAATTTTGTAATATCGTACCGCCGGTAATAACGTCATATTCTAAATCGTCAAGCGTATTCGGTACGCGAGTCCCGCCAATACTTACAGGGGTTTCGGTAATTGTAAGGTTTAATAATTGTCCCGTCTTACGCCCTATAATTTTACGATCCGGCGAGAATATTATTTTAGTCATTAAAAGTTACCTTTAATCGTCGCCCTAAATACTGCGGTACCTTGAAATATATCACCCGTAAGGATCGCGCCGTCTTGTTGAATAGTTACTCGGACTTTAGTCGCGTTATCTACTTGTCCGGCGGGGACCATTGCGACCTCACTACCATAAAGCGCGCAAGTACCAGCGGCGGTCGTGGTTCCTTGTACGCCGGGCGTTGTAAAGTTATTCCATATAGTCGTTAGATCGTTGAACCATTGAGCGCGAACCGTTGCCACGGCTCCGGCTGACAATGTGAAAAGCACCATAGAATAATCAATCTCTAAAAGCATAATGTCGCTACCTGACGATTCAGCAACGGACGGAGGGAGTAAAAATTCATCGTTAACACTGTCTATTATACCGACCGGCGATTCGTTTGACCCGGAAAGCTCGACCGGTTGCGATACATTGCCTATATTTACAGACGCTAACGAAGCATTAGCCAACGCCGCCGGACCACCGCGATAATATGGACGACCTTTACTAACCGGGTCCCCGCGATAAACGACGAGGGCGTCTTCGTCCGTAGCCGTTGCGACTTCACCGTCCCCGGCGTCCGTAATCGCTAATAGATTAGCGAGCGTATCGGTACGCGGTGTAACTTCTGCGAGTAAATTACCGTCGCTATCGACTTCGGGGTAGCCTAATTCGGCATGTTCTTTTAAATGTTTATTACGGGACATATATCACCTATGAATAAGTTAGCGCGGCGGCGGTTGCTAAATCGGTAAACAGGTTATTAAACTTTGCTTTAACACCATCAACGTTAGCCCATTCAACTTGATTAGTCGTTAAATTAATACGGCTTACACGCCATTTAGCTTCGTTTAATGGTGTACCCGGATCGGCTTCGCCAAAATATTTATACGTCGCATCCTGATATATCGGACCTAATGCGAGTGCTTCTTCTATTCGTCCAGTAGTCATAATTAAAACCCTCTGTTATTTCTTAAAATAAATCGCCTAACTTATTTATGGCGGCATTTAATACACCTTCGATACTACCATCGTCCCACGGTAGGGAGTCGGGTATCTTACCGCTAAACGAACCCGGTATAACTAGATTTAATACGGCGGTTTCGGTTTTGTCGTCTTTCTCAAAAGTAACCGACCGGATAATAAATTCGTAATCAGTGTATATCATAGCATCCGGGGCGGATAATGTAACCGTCGTATTAGGTTCCCATAATTTACCCGCCGGGTCGCGCCATGTATCCACACTTACGTTATACGCTGCGAGATTACCAAACATACGGCCCGCTTTAGCCTCTACCGCCGATTTAACGGTACTATCTATAGTATCGGGTGCATTAAACGTTAACGGTCTTATAACGCCCGGTAAGCGCGGATTTTTAACGGTGAATTGCGAACCGGCAAGCCCGACGATTACCGGTTCGACCCCGGTTATGTGGCTATAATATTCCTGCGGGCTAAAAAACGGTGATACTGACAATACGGGGCTTGCCCCTTGCGATAATTTAGCGACCGGGCTACCGCCGTCGGTTGATTGCTGTAATATTAATTTACCGCGAGTTGAACTAGCCGAAATTAAATTCCGTTGTTTTGCTAATTCGGTAATAAAATCTAAAACTTTTTTACCGGGTTCGGTTGCGACTTGTTCAAAAACGGCACCTTGATCCGCTTTAAAATCGACACTAATTCCGAACGGTGCGGCTAACGATTCCGTTATCTCGCGCAAACCTTGCCCGGTAAATTCTAATTTATCTAACATGCTCGCGGGTGGCGTACAATCATTAAGTACACCCGGTAACGAATACCCACTAACGGCAATTATTTTACGTGCGTTTTCAAGTACAGGATTTACGCCGACCATAGTACCCGTAAAAATTGGTTCGCCGCCAACGGTAACAACTATAGATTTAAACGAAAACGGTCTAAACGTTTCCCTAAATCCGGGGGAATCTGACTTAAACGGTGCGCCGAATTCGATTGTATCAATTGTATCAATCGACCGGTTTATCGTAACCTTATCCCAAAATCTAAACCGTTGACCGTCGATTAATATTGCGGTTTCGTCGATGTTAGTCGCGTCGGTTTGTTGTTGTAAATTTTGCGGCGTTTTTGGATTATCTGGTATAACGATATTTGTACCAACCGACAACGGTTCGCTAACGCCCGGATTTGCTTTCGATATTAAACTCGCGTCTTGTTCGGTGCCGTATTTTTTTCGTGCGATAAGTTCAAACGTATCGCCCGCGACAACGCTATATGTAGTAGACAATTTCGCGCCCCTTCGGTAACTCTAAAATTTCCGAACCGCTTAAATTATTTGACGTAATAAAAAAGTCTAATTCATCGTCGACCGTTCCGTATAATTCCGCAACTAAATCGACAATAGTTCGGGGTCGATCTAATATAATTATACTTTCTTGTTTTAACGTAAATGATATTTCAACTAAAAACCCCGCCGTAATTGCGACGGCTTCTTGTAATCGTTGATACGCCGAACCGGTATCGATTTGTTTTATCGATTGAAACACATCGGTCGTAACCGTTGGTACTGATAACGATTCGTAATTATCGTCGCGCCATGCAACAACGTCGTTAAATTGGTTTATTATTGCTTCGGCGGCTTCTAACGCTTCGGTTTTTGTTACGAATTTATTATTAACCACACTTACGATTGACGCGGCGACGTATGTTGCGGCGAATAAATTTTTAGTATGGAATTCGTTAGCGTTCCGCGAGTCGTTACCGGGGGTTGCGATTGCGTCGTCACCTCCGAATATATCATCGGCTAAATTTTTATAACCGTCTAAACGTGCGCTAATATTTGTTAACGCTCTCGCGGGCGCTTGTATTAGTTGCATTGTTTGCGACGCTAACGTTAACGGTTGCGAAATTAAAACGTCGATACCCCGGTTAACAGAATCGACAATCGCGTTAAATTGTTGTTCGACGTCTTCTTGTACATCGGCGATAACTTGTAATCCGCTTTCGACGTTATCGAGTAGCGCATTATAAGAATTTAAAAAACTGGATTGTTCGACGGCACTATCAAGGTCGGTTAAATCGGCAAACTCAAAAGCCTCGGCGATATTAAATTCGTCAACGGCAAATAATACATTGCTTCCCGGATCGTTTTGCGAAACCGGATATACGATTCCGATTGTTTCCCAAAATGCAACCTCGAAAATAGTTTGATTAGCTGCGGTTTTTAAATCATCGCGACGGGTTATTGTGCCGAACGGGACAACGTCAATAATTCCATATAACGGGTGTTCTAATAATCCTTGCCCGCGCTCTTTTAAAAGCGTTATAAAGAATTCCGCTTCTAAGTCGTGGTCGTCACCCCAAAAAAATAAACGCATTGGGTGACGGTCCCCGGTGTGCCCGGTATCTTGTATATACGTACCGTCGGCGTCCGGGAAATTAAAAGCCGTTGTTTTTTTATCGAACGATTTACTAACATTTTCATAATTGAAAATAATAAACTCGCCGGACGGTGCTGTATATTTTGCTTCTTTTAATCTATCTTGCCACGGCATTTAAAACGCTCCCGACGGTTGTAGTTTTAATCCGCCACCCAACGAACCGCCGGTAACTTCGGCGCTCGTACCGGGTTCGGTTTTTAATGTTATTTCAGACGTGTTTGTCTTGCGTTGTTCTTCGATACTACGCGCGACCCGTTCTTGTGGGCTTACAATTTGTGGACCCGTTGCACCCGGCGCGACTTCGTCTTCGTCGTCGCCAAAACCTAAAAACGACGCTACATTACCCGCCGTTTCGGAAACTTTATTAATACCGGCGTCGGCAAAACCAGAAACCGCACTCGCGGCGTCCGAAAGTACCCCGATATTATCTTTAACAAATTTAATCGCCTCAATTAATAAACCAATCGGCGCGAGTATTAATTGAACTATTCCGGGCAATGAATCAAACCCGGCGGATATATCGTCGATCCACACGACTAACGCCGTAAACCCTGCGATTAATGCGGCGACCCCTAACACCATTAAACCGAGTGGGTTCATAGCGACCAATAAATTAAACACTGTCATAACTAAAACTACGGTTTTTAATATGGTGGTAAATGTGATAAATACACCGAGGGCGATACCTATACGTTTAGCCCACGTTACAATATTTTCTAGGTTGTTAATTATGCTTAATAAAAATTCGCCGATATTTGTAGCGATTAATTTTTCGTTTGTTCTAACCCATTCGGTCATTTTATCGACGGTGTCGGCAAGTGGTCCGCTAGTCATGGTAAAGATAGATATTTTAACGCCTTCAATAGCTGAATTAAGCGAGTTTAATCGACCTTGTAACGTATCTCGCATAGTGCCCGCCATTTTCGACGAAGCACCGCTCGCGGCTTCTAATTGCTCGCGATATTCTTTTAATCGTTTAGTACCTGATTTTAATAAAACGTTTACGCCCGCGATTGGAATTTTACCGAATATACCTTCGAGTACGCCCGCTTTTTCTGCGGTACCTAATCCGTCTAAACCTTTGTTTAAATCGCCTAGTATATCGGTAATGTCGCGCATATCGCCGTTAGCGTCTTGCGTTGCTACACCGAAACGTTTTAATAATTTACCACCTTTTGTACTTGGTGCGGCTAATTTTAAAAACATATTTTTTAATGTTGTACCGGCTTGACTTCCTTTAATACCGGCGTTCGCTAGTTCCCCGGTAAGTGCCGCGAATGTTTCAATAGACGCACCGGCGGAAACCGCAACGGGTCCCGCTTGTTTTATAGTTTCGAACATTGCTTCGACGGTTGTATTAGCGGACGTGGTCGTCTTCGCTATAACATCATTTACACGCGCTAAATTAGTCCCTAATTGTGCGGCGTCATTTGTCATTAAACCGAACGCGCCTAATGAATCGGTAGCCACATCGGTAGCGGTTGCTAAATCAATATTTGCGGCGGTGGCAAGGTCAACAACGCCCGGTAGTGCTGCGACGGATTGTTGTGCATTAAAGCCCGCCATAGCTAAAAAGTTCAACGCTTCGGCGGATTGACTTGCGGTAAATTCGGTTGTTGCACCTGTTTTACGTGCGGCGTCTTCTAGTAATCTAAACGCTTCCGTACCTTTACTTATTTCGCCGGGGAATTTTGCGGCGGCGGCTACTAATGTTTGTTCGAATTCGGCACCGGTCATTATAACGTCACCCATTGCCGCACCTGTTAAGGCGAGGGACGCGACGATAGCTAACCCGGCTTTTTTGATACCGCCCGCGAGTTTATCGACGTTACGGTTTAATTTATTAATGCCTTTGTTCATACTACGCGTAAATTTACCTACGCGATTTTGCATACGGGAAACGGGGGCCGTTACGCGGTCTACTGCTTTAAAAACTGCCTCGACACTGAAACGACCCGCCATGTTTTACCCCTTAGTATGTTTGTATAATTCGTTACGCAACCCATTATAAAAAAATAAAATTTGATGGGCTTTAAGTTTACGGGCGTCCGGTAAACCCGGATAGTCGCGGCATATATGTAAAAACATTTCACTATAAACCGTATGAAATACGTTAACATTTTTACCTCTATTTGTTAACTTTTCATCTATACCGCGACGTACTAACAGGGTCCGAACTAATCCATTAAAAGCGCGAAAAGTGCCTCGCATACCTTAACGTCGGTACCAACTAAACCAGCAAAAACGTTTTGATGTACTTTACACATATCCGCTAATACGGCGTACGTTTTAGCGACGTCGTGGTTTTTCTTTTTGGTATCCATTGCCATTAATGAAGCGCCGGTCCGTTCGTGGAATGTAATAGCCTCCGTATGTTTCGATTTAGGGTTCGCCGGAGTGTAAACCGCTTCGCCGTTTTCATTAATAACTAACGACCCTTTTTCAATTGCACGAATGATACGTTTTTTTTGTCGATTAAACGCGTTTAGGTCTTCTTGATCCATATCGGCGGTATCGAGGTCTAAATCCATATCCTCGATAAACCGGTCGAACTCTTTTAATGCTGTTTCTTTGTCTATTACATTTGTCATGGTATTACCCTATTTTAAATTAGTGGTGCCGCGCCCCGGTAAGGGGTAAAGGGATAGGGTGCCCGCGCGACGTAATACCCTATTTATAAAACTTACTGTTTAGTTAAAATACCCGGTCCCATTAATGAAACCGCACCGGTCGCGTTTTGGCTCGACGTTTGAAATTCGCCAACGATTTGCGCCGTACCTTGATACGTGTTACCGGAAACATACGTAATCGCAACCGGGAAAAAATCATTACGGTTAGACAATTCTTGTACGAATTCTTGGTCGCCTTTATCGTCGTTAATTTCAATCGTTAAACCGTCAATCGACAACGGTACACGGGTTTTAATCAGACGTGCGCTACTATCACCGTTCGCCTGTACTTCATTTTCGAAACCGCCTAATTTACGTTGCGATTCCGCGTCCGCCGCGACCGCGAATTCGCGACCGTCGAGCGTTACACTTTCAATACTACCGCCAGTTGCAGACATATCGATAAACTCCTATTTTAATTAATAGTTTATTACGCGACTACCGTCGGCGTACCAAAAAAGAAACCGAATTGTAAATCAAACGATTTAATATTCGTATTGCCCGAAAGTTTAACAGGGATAACCATATTTAAACGTTTAGGGTTTCCCGCGTCAATTTCCGCAGCAATATCCGGGATCGTTGTTTTAGTATCGGATAAAATTGCATTTAAACCAAGACTATCAACGATAGAAGCCGCCGCCGCTACTGCGGTTTTAGGTTTCTTAGCGTCCGGGTTAACCGTTGGTTGATCGTCCGGGATCAACGGCGCACCGTCCCATTTTGCCGTAGCAAATTCAAGGTTTAAATTGAAAATAATATTTTGTAGTTTAACGATATCAACTACATAACGATATGCCGGGGTAGGGTCGCCGTCCGGGTGGTACATTGTAACCACATCGGAAACGTTTATGACGCCGTCTTTAACTTCGATAGTTGAACTACCCGCCTTAACTGCGGCGTCGCGTTCCGCGTAACCCCATTGGTCGCCGTCGGCACCCGGTGTTAACCCGGTAGCGTTTTGACTACCGTAATCGTGCGCCGGGTTGTTATTTGCTAGTTTAACAATACGTGCCAATTGACGACCCGCAACAACGAACGGTAAATCGTTCGAGCCGGGTTCGACTAACTGACAATTAACATTATCAGTTTTACGCGCGTCCGTTATTACAGTAGCCGCCGCAACCGTGGTCGCCGTGTTACCTGTAAATGTTATTAATGGTTTACGAACGATTGCACCCCAACGACCGGTACCGAATGTTAGATACTTACCGAGTGTTACCGTGTCGGCAATATCCATACAATTTAGGACCATTGTTTCCCACACGTTGCCGATTTGGTTTAATGCGTCGTCAACGTCCGGGTTATTTGCACCGCCGGTATGTTGGGTAATAGCGAACGAGTTGCCCGAAGTAGTTGAACCGATAACCTCGATAACGATATCGTTTGCGCTCGCACCTTCCCATTTAGACGTAGTTTCGATTCTATCGGGTGTAATTGCGGTTGCGGCGGTAATTGGCATATCTAAATTAGCATTAACCGCCGCTTCCATTTTCGCGGCAACGGTAGCCGCCGTATCAGTAAGTTCGACGTTAAACGCTTCGGAATCAATGTTATTAACACGAATGATATAACTCGCAACCTCGGTCGGTGCGATTGTCGGTGTAATATCACCGGCGGAAGCAACACCCGCCGCGTCGTCGTCAAGTGGATAAATTGTTAACGGAATAGAACCGATACCGTCACCGTTAGACGGTAACAATTGTTTAGCCGCTAAATGTACGGGCGAACCAAAACCGTAAGTTTGTGCAACCTCTAAAGCACTAAAAACGGTTTTTTTATCATTTGAATAAACCGAAGCGGTTGCGCCTTGACCTACTAGCGCGACTCGCTGCGGTAAAAATACAACACTACCGCCCCGGAGGTCTTTAAAATCTGTTTTAATACCTAGAACACGGGCTACGGCGCTCGCGTCAATTGCTGTACTAATACCCATGTCGTTAACTCCTATGGTAATGGATAACTATAATCAGCTTCGGCGAGGATTGCCCCGTCTTCGGCCCGTTGAATGTCAATAGATAAAAGGTCCATTGTGTCGCCTTCCACCTGTAGACTAAATTCGTTATATGATACATTAAGCGCCAACCGAGCGCCTACTATTTTTTGTATGGCACTCGCGTCTATTGCCGGTTGAAACGTTGCAATAGATTGCGGTATTCTATCCCATGCGGTCCCGCGTGGTAATTGTAAATATGTATTTTCCGCAGCCATTAAAATATTTCTAACTAATCGTATTGCGCGTTGTACATTTTTTGCGGCAAGTTCGTCGCCCGGTAAATGTCCGGTACCGCCGTCGTCTTCGCTTACACCAAAACCGATACAATCAATATTAAAAACGCCGACGGCTTTTTGTCGTGATACTACATTGCTCGCGGCTTTATCGAAATTTTCATTATCAAACCACACGTTAACGATTGGTGTAACGACGTTTGATTTATTTAAATATTGTTCCCACGGGTTCGAACGTTCTGTATAAATTTTTAAGTTCCATAACTCCGGGTCTTCCCCGGCGGTTACGGCTAACGCCATTTGGTTAGCGACTTCGTTCGCTAAAATAAGCGCGATTTGATCCCGTATGATTTCGAACGTATCTTGTTTATCAATAAATCCGAGTGCCATTACGCAACCTTATAAAATTCGAGTATACAAATTAACATACCTAACGCGCGGTCGGGGTTCGATTGTGAAACTTTGAACACTTGCGCGACGCCGTTAATATCGTTAAATGTAATTAACCACGGTTTCGACGATTTATCCGCAATACTTTCGGGTAATGTTAACCCGGCGTCGAGTATGTCTTGTATATGTATCGCTGCGGTTGCTAAACGCCCGCTAACGGCGATACCTGTTTCCGGGTCGATAAGTTGACCTATGTCATTAGAAAACCCGGTAAACGGTGTATTAGTGCCGGTGGGATCGGTAATAGTAATAGAATAGCCGAAGCCGAACGTACTATCGTTTAAAATAATACGGTTATCGGCTGCGGCTGTATCTCTTAATCCCATTAGTCGGACCTTAGTTTTTAACGATCAAGCCGTTTTTAACATGGCGTTTTAAACCGTCTTTACCGTCGGGTAAATATTCGGCTTTAACTTCTTCGCCTTCCGCTAAAACACCTTTTAAAGTTGTTATCGCTTTATTGGGTGCCATTGTGTACGGCGCTTTTTTAGTTTTGGGCGCTTCGACTTCGTCGTCGTTTGCGTCGTTAGTTTCGTCGTCCGATGTTTCGTCGTCCGATTTATCGTCGTCATTCGACGCGGGTGCCGGTGCCGCCGCTTTTAAAACTTTGAGGGTGTCCGCTAATTGCGCGTTGCTTAAACCTTCGGTTACTGGAATGTCGACACCTTTCGCATTTGCTTCGGCTTCGATATCTGCGATTAAATCTTTATTGCTAGGCATGTTATTAAACCCCTATATTATTGAAAAGAAAAACCGGGGAAGTTTCCCGCCCCGGTTATTTGATGTTATAGACCTGTATCTAAACAACCGTATGTATCGATTGCCGTAGGAATTAACAACATACGTACGCCAACACCGCCGAACAATTGTTCGCCGTCCGGTGATAACCATGCGTTTGTAAACAAATCCATGTTACCGCCTTCGTTAGTGATACGTCCGGGTAGTTCAGGTAACAAGTTTGTAGCCTGTACACCCATTTCGCGACCGATATTCGGAATAGCGCCGAACGTTGCATCTAAACGACCCGTACTATCGCGTACGATAACTTTACCGGGATCAATAAACGGAGTTTTAACGCCCGTTTGTGGGTGGTTATAACGTCCGCCATAAGTCCACATTTGATAACGATAGTTGCCGATTTCAACCCAACCGCGATACGTACCACCATCGCCGCGACGTTTCATCGGTGCAACCGCACCCGTATCCATACGACGATTATTTAACAATGCTTGTACCGTTGAATCCGCAATAAATGCGTTAAACGCGTCAACACCGAAAATCAATTCGTCGGGATCGCCTAGACCGTCGTTACGGATAATTTCCGCAAGGGCACTAATGTCGTCAAGCGGTACGGAAGTTGCACCACCCCACGTAATACCCGCCGTCGGAAAATGCGTCGCTTTAGGTTGGAAGTCCAACGTATAAAGCGCGGTACCCGCGTCGTCGATTAACGTTAATACGCCAGTTTGTAAAATCTGCGACGCTTGTAATTCCATTGCACGACGGATTTTACGTTCGACCTTAACCATGCCGTTAAACATGCGCGCTATAATATTCATGCGGAAGTCCGGGGACTCGAAAGGGTTAGAACCGGCATTACGTTTAAGAAGGTCAAACGAATTAACCGTAATCGCTTCTTTATTGATTGGCGGCTTAAACGATTTATTCGTATACGAGTCGCTAGAGTTCATTCGGTACCCTGTAGAAAGGTCCTGAATTACGATACTAACTTCTTCGTCGCTACGAACGATATCGATTTCGACTTCTTCGGAACTATGGAAATTTTCCGGCGGACTTTGAAACATGCCCGATAAAAATAGCGTAGTTCCTGCCATTTGGTTATAAACGCGGATCATGCGTTTAGTAATTGAATCGCTCATTTTTAATTACTCCCGTAATCAGTTAATGAAAATCAGTTATTACTGATTATCGAGGATTGAAAGGTCTTGTACTTTTACGGTTTCGATACCGTAATCGCGCAATTGATCCATTACGGCGTTACTAACATTACTGTTATCGCCGTCCGCATCAATAACCAGACGATTAAAATTAACTTTACCAGTTTGTAAAGCACGGATAGCAACGTCGCCCGCACCGGCTGAACTTACCGGGTAAGTTATAACCGCTTTCGGGATACCGTTTTCGTTAGTGACACCACCAACAACAAACAATACCAGTTTACCGGAAACAGAATCGCGCGCGAGGATAGTACCTTCGGCAATATCGTCCGCACCGGCAAGCGTTAATAGTTCGTCGTGATCTGCAACACCTTCGATAACAACGTTACCTAAATCCACATTAGTTGTAGTAATGTTAGCCATGACTATTTAACCTCCGTTCCGAAACGTGCTTCTAAACCTGCGACAACACTTTCCGCGTCTGTTTCTGCGGTGTCGTCTTCGGCGTTAGCGTTATCACCTGCGGCGGCGGTTACTTCTTCGTCGCTTGTGGCGGCTGAAATATCCGCGCGGGCCATACCTGCGGACATGTATGTCGCTTGCATGGTGCCGGTCATTTCAGTACCTTCGATACATGCTTTAACCGCCGTTTCCATATCGCCCGACGATTTACCCATCGTTAAATGTGAACCTACGCGGTCGCGTTCTTGTGTTACACCTTGTGTAACGCCAACACTAACCGCCGCGTTATACGCTTCGGGGTGTGCGGCTTTAAGTTCGTCTAAAGTCATAACTTTAACCTTTTGATTGTCCCCGCCAATAGCGGCGGATTGAGTGTTAGTATTTTTAACAGATTGTAACGGTCGTGCCGCTATACTGTCAATCATACCGCGTTTTAACGCTTCCCCGGCAAGTAATACCCCACCTTGACCGAAATTAGCATTAATATCGTCCGTCGTTCCGCCTCGCCCATCGGCTATAGCGGCGACAAATAATTCGTGCATTGCGTCGAGTTGTTCGACGATCATTGCTTTACCTTCTTCGGTACGAACGTCCGGCGCTTTTCTCGGTGCGTTCGTACTTGTAATATCGACTCTATTTTCGTCAATTTTAGCCGACATAACTATCCCAATACTACCGAACCGGGTAGCATCATTCGACGATACAATCGTATCGGCTTGACTTGCGATAGCATACGCGGCGGACGCGACTAAATTAATACCGATAGCCTTGACCGGCTTGCGTATAGCTTTTAACGTGTCTAATAAATCGAATAAGCCGTCGATATGACCGCCGGGGGAATCAATTACTAATGTAATGTCGGCAATGTTTGGGTTTTCGTTTGCTTCTTTTAACGCGCTTATAATATCCGGGTATGTGGTGTTACCACCGCCGAATAACATCGCTAAAAAATCGGGGGCTTTTGTTAGTACACCTTTTACAGATATTTCGGCACTACTTCCCGCCATTGTAAGAATACGCGAGCCGCCTTCGGATAACGCCGAAATGTGTGTCGCTTCGAATTGTGCTTGTTGTTCTGCGGTTGGTGAAACACCCGCAATAATAGCCGCGTCTAATGCGTCGCGGACACTAGATTCTAATAGCCACATGGTCGAACCTCTTTTGTAGTTAGTTGCATGTTACCCGTTACCTTGTAATTTATCAAATGTCAATTATTAAACCAGCTATACGCGCGGCGGCTTCGGCACCGGCGGCGGACGCGTTCCCGGAAACCGCAACGTCGAAAGGCCCGTTAATTGCTTCCGGGTATGCGTTTACTAACGACATCGTAGTCGTCCCGCTTCGTTGTAAACCAAAACCGAACGGGTGGTAAAATTTAGCAAAATTAAACGGTTTAACGTGTATTAATATCGCTAATGCCGTATCGGTACCACCCTGTTTACGCATCGAACCGACCGCCGTTTTTAATAATCCTTTTTTTCCGGCGGGGATAGTGTACCGACATTGCGTCGAATTTTGATGTAACGCGAGCATATTTATAAATGTATTACCAGCACCGGCGGCGCGAATCGTAACCGTACCGTTAATACCCGGTGGGTGTATATTTCGCATAAAATTAATGCGCGAATATAAATTCGGATCGGGTAACGGCACCGGTGTTAAACCTTGCAACGTTACTGTAAACGGTGGTAAATATATACCGCCCGGACCTAACGCAAATATTTCGACCGGTCCCGTGTCCGTTGCGTCGTCGCTCGAAATTTCCATCGCTTCACCGTCGTTACTAGGCCAATATATAGTAGCTAACGTCGGGTCGGTTGTTGTATCTAAATCCGCTAACGGGACCGTAGTAACATCGGTTTCTATATCAATGCTTAGCGGTTCGCCTGAAAAACCTTGCGTCGCGAATTCGTTAACACCCTCTATTAAACCTAAACCGACGGCAATGTCGAACGCGTCTTCGGATTTATAAACAAATTTACGCACTTTCGATATTGTCCTCGACAACCGCTAAAATATTATCGGCGGTTTTTGTTGCCGCTTCGATTGCGGCGTCGACTTCGTCCGGTCCGAATTCTGCTTGTAGTTCTAACATAGGTCGCATAGCTTCGGCTAATAATTTATTTTCCGTGGCTAAACGTTTTACATTTTTACTAAATTTTGTACCGGTTGCGTTACGTGCTTCGCGCGCGCGTGTGGTCAACCCTAATTTAATCCACAATTCGGACCCTTTACCCTGCTTTAACATATCGGTCGACGGTTTAATCGAACCGTACCAATCTACGCTAGTCCATGCGCCGAAAATGTCATATTGTGAAGGTGTCCGCCATGATTGCAATAAACTATTAGCTTGTATTTTACCGAGCAACGTTTCAGCTAGTAACCATTCGATATAAATCGGCGTACAAACTGTTTCGCCAAAATCGGACCATACACGATTAAGATAAATTTTAAATTCATTTATCGCCGCTTGTGACGCACTATAATTATTTGAAAATGCGAGGCGTAATATTTCCGGTGGTACTTCGTTCGCCCATGCTATCGCTTGTACGATTGCTTCTTCGAACGCCGGGAAGTTTACGTCGGTACCTTGTCCGCCGTGCATGTTTAATGTTTCGCCGACTTGCATTTCGTCGACGGTTATGCCGGGTAAATATTGCGCGACGTTTAATGTTCGGGTGCCGCCGTCGCCGTCGGAAAGTGTTGCGGAATCATTACGAACCGCACCACCTTGACCGGGTAACGTTCCCATTTTATCGGTAGACTTTTCGACCGACATTGCGATTAATGAATTTATAACCGCTTTACGTTGTGCGCTATCGCGATAACGGTCGACCTCTTTTAACGATTGCATAACTAACGCTAAAATAGGTTGTCCGCGAACTTCGTCTAAACGTTTGTCGGTGCCATAAACTAACCACGATATACGACGCCCGGATTTTTCACCGAACGCGGGCATACGTTTAAATTCGCCGTCGTCTTGTTTAATCCAATGTGCAACAACGCGCCCGTTACGATCAAATTCGCCACCGTGTTT